TAGTACTAGTACTGATTTTACATTAGGAACTAATAATGATTTTACAGTTGAATTTTGGTATAAATTTGGTGCGAATAGTATTAGTAATGGTGGATACTTATTTGACATGGGTAGCAATACCTTAACTGTATATGCATCTTCTACGAGTGTTTTATCTGTATGGGGTGCTGGCGGGACTGTTAATAATGGTGGTTCTAATGTTGGTACTTCAGTTGGTGTTTGGCATCATATGGTCGTACAAAGAGCTGGAAACGTACATACTTTTTATATTAATGGTCAACTACAAAATTCAAAAACTGATAGTAGCAATGTTCATAATTTTAATGGAAATAAACTAAGAATTGGTAATTATGGTGGTGGTAGTGGAGGACCATATGGTCAAAATGCTTATTATAGTGATTTTAGATTTGTAAAAGGAACAGCAGTTTATAGTGGTAACTTCACACCCCCAAGTGGGCCACTTACATTAACAGGTGGAACTTATCCCTCTAATACAAATGTAAATACATCAATACCTTCTGGTAACACTAAACTTTTAACTGCTAATCATAGTAGTGGATCGTATGATGATGATAGTGATAGTAACCATACATTAACAGCTGTTGGAACAGTATCTATAAGTGAAGGCTATAAAATAGATACAGAAGATGCAAGTAGTTCATCTCACACTTTGAATTTTTATGGTAATCTTGCTTACAGTTACGCAACTCCTTTTTTAAACGGACCGGGTGGTTCTGTATTATTTGATGGAAATGGTGATGCAGTTACTGTTACAGCTAGTGCAGATTTTGCTTATGGTACTGGAGATTTTACTATAGAAGCTTGGGTTTATTCAACAACTTATGCAAATTTTCCATATATTCTTGATGGTAGAACAAATACAGGGACTAGTTCAAATGCACCTGCACTTTATATACATAGTAATAATAATATAAATTATTATGTTGCTGGTTCTAACCAAATTTCAACATCTTACTCGTCATATCATAATAAATGGACACACATATCTATAGTTAGAAATTCTGGAATAACGACTTTATTCTTAGATGGTGTTTCAAAAGGTACATGGTCTGATAGTACAAACTACACGGATCAAGGTCCAGTTGTTTTAGGTAGGCATGGTAATAGTTCAAATGCTACTTATTGTTTAAATGGATATATTTCTAATTTAAGAATTGTTAAGGGAACTGCTGTTTATACATCAAATTTCACTGTTCCAACTTCTTCCTTAACGGCAATTACAAATACAAAATTGTTAACTTGTAATGATAGTAATGTAATCAATGATGCTAGTTCTAGTAATCATACAATTACTTCGCAAGGTAATTCAATACCTACAAAGTTTATACCATTTAGCTAAAGGAAAAATATTAGGTAAAATATGTTTTCACAAGCCCCATTAAGTTCAGCACCATTTAGCGCACAGTTTTTAAAGATAGTAAGCTTTACGACTGCGATTGTTGCTCAATCGTCAATGTCTACAAGTGCCAACATTTTAAAAAGTGCGTCTGCACAAATGGTTGCTCAATCAAGTGTAACTGCTGATTTTGGGGAAGTTTCCTCATTTGCGTCTAGCATGGTGACAACTTCATCAATGTCGGCATCTGGAACATTAATAAGGACATTTGAAAATGACATGGTTGCCACAAGTGCAATGTCGGTTGATACAAATATTATTTATCAATGTTCAGCTAATCTTGTTGCCCAATCTCAAATGGTCTGTGACGCAAATAGGGTCTTGAACACTGCAAGCGCAATGAGCGCAACTTCCTTAGTTGGAGCAAATTTAAAACTTTACTGGGAAGATGTACCTGACATTACAGAAATTTGGACAGATGAAATGCCATTTAGGCGAGTAGCATAATAGGAGTAAGATATGCCCAGCACCCCGAATTATAATTTAAGTTATCCCACTGTTGGTTCAGACCAAGACAGTTGGGGTGGTACATTAAATAATACCATAATTTCGATTGATACGAATTTAAAAACAGTATCAGATGCAATTCCTACATCTATTGTGGCTAGCACAATTACAGACACACCTAACAATTTTACATCATCAGCATCTAAATTTGTAAAGGTAAATTCTGCTGGGAATGCAATAGAATTTGTAACTGCAAGTGTAAATGATTTATCAGATGTTACAGTATCCAATGTACAAACTGGGCAAGTTCTTAAATGGAATGGAAGTGCATTCACAAATCAAGCAGATGCAAGTGCTAGTGGTGGAATTGCACTAACCGATTTAAGTGTTACTACGGCTGGTCAATCTGGTGGTGGAGCATTATCTTACAATTCTTCCAATGGTGTTTTTACTTACACACCCCCAGCACTAGCTACTTATCTCAACACTTCAAATGTTATTGCTGGTTATACAAGCCAAATAACTTCTGGTGGTGCAGTTGGATCTTATGCCATTTTAGCTGTTGGGACTGGTGGTGCAAGTTCTGGCTCAACCTATTCAGGTTTATCAATTGGATACTATGTTTCTGGTTCTTCTGGTTATGGGGATGGACTAACAACTGGTGCAATTGGAAATTCAGCAAGTGGTACATGGCGTTCTATGGGAACTTATAGTGCGACAAACTCCAATTGGGCTGGGTCAAGGTACGTTTATGGATTATTTTTGAGGATAAGCTAATGGCAATAATTATAGAAAATACAAATATTAAAAACGCTAAATATTTTGATGATGTAAACATCAATTGTGAAATTAATCATCCTGATCATGGCTGGATACCTTTTTTGTGCAATCCAGATGATACTGGAAGTGATGTTGATATTTCAGATTTGTATGCAAAATTAAAAAAAGTTGCATCACCATTATCCCAAGAAGAAAAAGACGCAAAAAAAGCAATTGAGGTGCGTAGCATTCGTGATCAAAAATTAGTGAATGATGTTGATCCACTTGCGACTAATCCTCTTAGATGGGATGAATTATCAACAGAAGTCCAAAACAAAATTAAAGTATACAGAAATGCTTTGCTTGATGTTCCACAACAAGTTGGCTTTCCCAATTCAGTTACATTTCCAACGAAAGATTTTTAATGCCATTCATTCCACTAAATATACCACCTGGAGTTTACAAAAACGGAACTGACTTGCAAGCAAGTGGCAGATGGGCAGACGCTAATTTAGTGCGCTGGCATGAAGGCACAATGCAACCTTTTGGTGGATGGCGAAACAGAAGTGACAATGCTGTGCCTTATCCGATTAGAGGCTTATTAGGTTGGAAATCGAATACTGGCGCAAGGTACGTTGTGGGTGGCACTTATGAAAAATTATATGTGTGGCTACCTAACGGATCACGTTTTGATATAACTCCAACGTCTTTCACTACAGGAAGAGTAGATGCTACATCATTAGTAGGGTACGGATCTGGATTTTATGGCACAAGCACCTACGGGACAGCCAGAAGTATGTCTGGTGACAGCAATGCAATTTTACAGCCTGTAACAAGTTGGACATTGTCAACTTTTGGGGAAAACTTAATTGCTAATTCCCCGGATGATGGGAAAGTTTACGAATGGTCATTGTCAACAAGTGCAACTGCACAATTGTTATCAAACGCCCCTACATCCATCAGGGCAATTTGTGTGGATAATGAAAGATTTTTGTGGGCGTTCCAAAGCAGAGAAGTTTATTGGTCTGATCAGGAAAATAACAATACATGGACAGCGTCAGCTACCAATCAAGCAGGGCAAATTACATTGCAAACCACAGGACAAATTGTCTGCGCTGAAAAGATCAGGGGTGGTATTTTAATTCTTACAACAGACGATGCCCACGCTACCCAATACATTGGACAGCCTTTCATTCATAAAATACAAAAAGTCGGTTCAAATTGTGGTGTTATTTCAAATCAAGCCTCTGTGTCTTTAGACATAGGCATTGTGTGGATGAGTGAACTAGGGTTTTTCAAATATTCAGGTGGGCAAGTCCAAGAACTACCCTGCGAAGTATCAGACTTTGTATTTAGCAATTTAAATACATCACAACAATCAAAATGCTGTGCTGTGACAAATGCAAGTTTTAATGAAGTTTTATTTTTTTACCCTTCATCAAATGCCACAGAAAATGACAGTTATGTAAGTTGGAATTGGATTTCAAACACTTGGTCAATCGGCTCTTTAGGAAGAACCGCTGGCATTGATACCGGTACTTTTAATTTACCTTTGTATATGACCAGTGAATTTATTTTTAAATTATCTGGAAACATCACAGGCACTATTTCTGTCGATGATACATTAACCGGTGGTACTTCAAATGCTACAGCAAAAGTTTTAGCAATAGACACAAGTGGAGATAAGCCTCTTATAAAGGTAAGTATTTTGTCTGGAACATTTCAAGCAGAGGCTATCAGCAATGGGTCAGGGGGTTCTGGAACAATTGCTAGTTTTGGTCATTTCTTGCAAGAGCATGAAACAGGTTCAGCCTATACTTTTGCGTCTTCCCCTTTTGTAGAAAGTGGTGCAATCCAGATAGGTGCTGGAGATCGAATTATGGCAGTGAATGAAGTGATCCCAGATGAAAAAACATTAGGAAGTGTTACTGCTAATTTTAAAACAAGATTATTCCCAACTGGTTCTGAAACTGATCATGGCAATGTGACTCTAACAAATCCAACAAGTGTACGTTTTCAAGGGCGTGAAATTAGAATGAGGTTAACCAATTCTACAAGTAACTGGCGTGTTGGAAGTTTTAGACTAAATGCAATAGCTGGAGGCAAAAGATAATGATCTTACAGCAACCACCTACTGATTATGACGCAAACTATGAAATTGAAAGAAACAGAAATATCGAGTCTGAAGATTTGTTAAACAGAAAAAAACAACAAGATATAGAAATTGCTGGAGATGAAAATTTAATTTTATCTTCACCAAATGGAACAAGGTTTAAAATAACTGTTAGTAATACAGGAACATTAACAACAACGGCAATTTGACATGGAAGTAGAGAAGGTAACAAAATGGATAGAAGATGCATTAGCGTACTCTCATGGAACACATGACCTACTTGATGTTCTTAATGGCATCAAAGAAGGACAATACCAACTTTGGGAAGGGGAAAAGGGATGCATCGTTACAGAAGTCCTGCAATACCCCAAAAAGAAAGTTTTCCATGTTTTTCTGGGTGGTGGTGATATGGATCAGCTTACTGATATGCATTCCTCTGTCATTGCCTTTGCCAAACAATTAGGGTGCAAAGAATTAACCATGTCAGGAAGAGTTGGATGGTCAAGAGCATTAAAGAAACATGGGTGGGAACACGCCCACACAACATTGTATAAGGAGATATAATATGTCTGGTGGAAAAGGTGGAACAACAACACAGCGTCAGGAAATTCCTGAATGGCAGAAAAAAGAAATAATGGAGGCTATTCAAAAATCTAAGGATATGAATATTCCTTATGCTCCTAATATGGCTGTTGATGTTATAGCCCAAGCAAAAGGTATAAATGATAATCTTAATTTAGGTCTATCAGCATTTGGAATGAACCCTATGCAAAGCGTATTACCAGAGGCTGTTGAGCAAGGTGGTCTGCGTGGGTTTAGATCTTTTGATGTGTATCAAGACACAATGGATAGATTTAAACAAGAGTATCCTGACATTTTTAGAAGGATCGAAGGTCTAACGGCTGAAACAGCTATGCCAAATACAATGTCACCAACAGCTAGCGCAATGTCAAATGTGGGAATGATGAACCCAGTTACAGGAATGCCTATTGTGCCTGAAACATCTCAGCCGGGTTATGAAAGTACAGAAGATTATAGAAGACAGATTGAGGCATCGAAGAATGCTGATACTTCAGGAAGATTAAGAACTTATTTAGAAAATAATGACCCAACTGGATATATTGATCCACTTGATGCAATTTTTGGTGGAGATACATCATACAATTTGAATAGAGATTAGGAGCAGATTATGGCTGGAGCAGGAAATAACATATACAATCAAGTCACAACAGGACTGCAAGGCGCACAGACAGGCATAAACAATGCTATGGCTTATCAGCCTACTCAGTTTTCAAATGAGGCTATACAACCATTTATGAATCCTTTCACGCAAAACGTGTTAGATCGCAGTATGGCTAATCTAGAAGATGCTCGAACTAAAGCTATTAATGCTGGGCAAACAAGAGCCATGCAAGCTGGCGCATATGGTGGGTCTAGGCATGGTGTTGCAGATAGCCTAACTAATCAAGCATTTGCCAAGCAAGCTGGTGATCTTAGCGCAAATTTAAATCAGGCTAATTTTCAGCAAGCTGTAAATCAATTTAACAATGCAAACCAACTAGGATTT